GAATTACAAAAGCGTATGAATGATGCAACAGCCAAATCATTCCGCTGCATAGAAGATACTGTCAATAAAGGTTTAACCAATGCTCAAGGTTGCTAAAGCAATTCCCTTATGTTTATTACTCGCTGCTTGTCAAACAATGCAGCCTACCACAGCAGTTGTTACTGTTGAACGTCCAACACTTGTACTACCTAGCGTAGATCAAGTTAAGTTAAATGACGTTGAATGGCACGTGGTAAATAAATCAGCAAAACCTGGAAGTGAAGATCACATTGACACGGCATTTGGAAAAGCACATAGCGAAAGCCTTTTCGCCATTAACCCAAGAGATTACGAAGACCTATCTGTTAATCAAGCCAATCTTGTTAAAGTCATTAGACAATATCAAGCACAAATTAACGCATACAAATCTTATTACGATTCCCAAGCCTCTACCCAAGGTACAACCAAGTCAGGAACTACCAGTGGCAGCACCAATTGAAGATGATGATGAGCCAGTTGGCCCTCGTCGTATGGCGGATGATGAACGTCCAGATGATGCACAGCTAAAAACTGCTGCTCCACCTGCACCTGTATTATCAGAATCAGACCAAAATAATATTGAACTTCGCAAACTTCGTCTTGAAGAAATGCGTTTTGCGTTAGAAGAAAAGAAAGAATATCATAAGATGGCGATTGAAGATCGTCATGAAGACCAAAAAGAAGATGAAGTTGCGTATGAACGTGCGCAGATAGCCAAAGAAGAAAATAAAAAAGAAGATAAAGCAAGCGAACACTGGATGAAGTCATATTGGCGTCCTGCAATGGGTTGGCTTTATATGCTAATTTGTTTCTTTGACTTTGTTGCTGCACCAATTCTAAGCATGTTGATGCCAATTTTCTTAAAAAGTTTAGGTGCAAATACAGTTACCTATGCTCAATGGCAAAGCCTTACACTGTCAAATGGTGGGTTAATTCACCTTGCATTTGGTGCGATTCTTGGTATTTCTGCTTATGGCAGAACTCAAGAAAAAACATCCGCAGCAAGCGCAGCAACAGGGGCAACAAAGCCACCTGGTGGCTCAATCAGCACCACTTAATTCTTGACAGATAGACCTTATCATGGCATAATTATCTAAGTGAGGAGATTTCTATGCTGAATAATTTTTATCAAGATTTTTGTGAATATTTTGTATATTTGCGATTAAAACTCAATAAACTAAACAAACCAAAAGTAAAATACAATGGTCCTATATTTGACGCAATGGGACAAATTAATAGTAATGTCAGTGGCGAACATATTATTGATATGATGAATCAAACTGGAGTGTATCGCCTTGCGCTGTTTGGACGTTATCAACAAGAAAAAGATGGTCGTCAGCATACTATAGATATTGCTAAGAAATATCCAGGGCAGATTGTGTTAGGCACATACAAGCGTATGGATCAACGTGATGATTTAACTACGGCTTTTGTTAAAGATACAATGGATGAAGTTCGGGCAGGCGCAAAATTTATTGGCGAACTTCATTATGTTCATGCTGATAAGCAGCATATTATTGAATTTAAAGAAAAAAATCTAACTGGTGAGCGATATGTTAATTGTTTAGCACCAAATAGTAAAATACTTATGAATTGGTTGCGAGGACGTAATATACCTGTAATGGTTCATTGGGAAAATTATAATTGGGAACGTGATTGGCCAGATTTTAATAAATTATTTTCTGAATATTCAGATGTTAATTTTATTATTCCACATTGCGCATACACAGATGATGCACATGCAAATGAAATATTAAATCGTCATAAAAATGTTTATATGACGATTAGTAAAAAAGATATGTTTCATTTTCGCAAAATATGGCTCAACAAATATGGTGATTGGGTAGGTCGTTATAGTTTAAAGAGCAAAGAAAAACAAGCAAGATTAGAAAGCAGTTTCTTAGAAACCAATGGTAAGATTAAACGTGACTGGTTGGCTTTATTAAATCGTTGGCAAGATCAAATCATGTTTGGCACAGACTGTCATACTATTGCTGCTTGGGAACATTATCCAGAAATTATTGATGTATGGCGTGAAATTTTAGCACAAGTACCACCACATATTTGTGAGAAGATTGCTTATAAAAACGCAGAAAAATTGTATAATAAAAATGAATCATTATGAAACATTGGGAGTGGCAGAAACTGCTAGCCCCGAAGAATTAAAGGCAGCTTTTAGAAGCCTTGCTAAACAGCATCACCCAGATATGGGTGGTGATCAGGCTAAGTTTCAGCAAATTAACGAGGCATATAGCACATTAAGTGATCCAAACGCTCGTGCGCATTATGATCATACTCGGCGCAATCCACAACCACAGTATAATCCATATGGCCAGGCACAACACCGTGGTGGCGGTAATCCATTTGAGTTTCATTTTAATTTTGGCGGCGGACCAGACCCATTTGGTGCATTTCACGAACAATTTGCACAACAGTTTGGATTTGCCACTCGTCAGCAACCACGAAATCGTAATATTCGTGTAACTATTGAAATGGATTTTTTAGAAACGTTCGAACGTCAAGTAAAAGTTATTGAATTTAGAACAACAAATCAAACCGATACTTTGCAACTAGAAATTCCACCAGGCATTGAAAACGGTAATGTTTTTACTATTTCTGGACGTGGCGATGATGCTAATCCAGCAGTGCCTCGTGGTAATTTAGAAGTTCAGATAATAGTTCGTAGCCATCCAAGATTTTTAAGAAATGGCGAAAATATTATTGAAGAAATAACAATTGATTGTTTCCAAGCAATCATGGGTTGCAATATACCAATTATGTTACCAAGTGGTAAAACAATTGAAATTAATATTCCAGCAGGAACTCAACATCAAAGCCAGTTTGGTATAACTGACGAAGGATTCCCTAGACAGAACGGTACTCGTGGCAAGTATATTGCCAAGATTAATATCCTTATACCATCTGCACTTACTGCACAACAACTTGATTTAATTGCACAAATACAAAAAATCAAACCAATTAACACTTGACTTAAATAGAAAAGGTGCTATATTAATATTATGACCCAATTTAATAGCAACAACGATCTTGAAAAAATTGTTAAGGTAGCCAAGCAATTTGCTGCTGAAAACCATCATCAATACTTTACAGTTGAACATTTACTATATTCTATGCTACATGAAAAAAGTTTTATGCAAGTATTACAGACAATGGGTGTAGATGTAGAGAATCTAGCCAAAGAAATTGAAGATTATATCTTCGAAAACTATCCACAAAGTAATATAGATGATGAGCCGAAAAAGACACAAAGTCTTGAGCGAGTATTCAATCGTGCTTTTACACAAGTAATTTTACTTGGTCGCCAAACTATTCATATCAGTGATCTTTATCTTTCAATTACAAAAGAATCACATAGTCATGCTGCTTTTTATCTAAAAAAATATGGCGTTGAACCTGAAAAGGTTATTGAAACTTATAATAAGAGCAAGAACAAGAAAAATATTAACCTAGCAAACAATGCGCTAGATGAACATTGTACTAATTTAAATGAGATGGTACGCAATGGCAAGATTGAAGCGGTAATTGGTCGCACTACTGAAATTGCTGATATGACGCAGATTCTTGCTCGCAAGAACAAATGCAATGTGTTACTAGTAGGTGACGCTGGCGTTGGTAAAACTGCTATTGCAGAAGGTCTTGCATATAATATCGTCAATAACGACGTACCAAAATTCCTAAAAGACCATGAAGTTTATAGTTTAAACATTGGTTCGCTGCTTGCCGGTACAAAGTATCGTGGTGATTTTGAAGAGAAGCTTCAAGAAATTATCACAGCAGCTACCGAACTTGGTAACATTATTTTATTCATCGACGAAGCGCATCAGATGCGTGGTGCTGGCAGTGGCAGTAATAGCAGTGTAGATTTTTCTAATATGTTAAAACCAGCACTTGCTCGTGGTGATTTTAAGGTTATTGCTGCAACTACTTGGGAAGAATATACTCAGCAGTTTGAAAAAGATCGTGCGCTTATGCGTCGTTTCAATCGTGTTGCTGTAGATGAACCAAGTATTGCGGATTGTAAAACTATTCTGCTTGGTATTAAAGAAAACTATGAAACTTTTCATGGTGTAAAAATTACCGATGAAGCAATTAGTGAGGCAGTAGAACTATCTGCTCGTTATCAAGCAGATAAGAAACTTCCAGATAAAGCAATTGATCTTATTGACAGTGCTGCAGCATTGCGCCGTACAAAAGCACGTGGCTCACGCACCATTGATGTGGCGCAGATTCGTCGCGAACTTTCTCGCATTACTGGAATTCCAGAAGCACAGTTAGGCGCTGAAAATACACAAAAGATTATGCCTAACATTGGCGCTGAGATTAAAGCAGTTGTGTATAATCAAGATACGGCAGTTGATAAAGTCCTTGACCGTGTGTGGGTATCACAGGCTGGTCTAAAGGCTGATAACAAGCCTGTTGGCTCATTCTTGTTCCTTGGACCTACTGGTACAGGTAAAACAGAACTTGCCAAGCAATTGGCAGATCGTTTAAGTATGAAGTTGCTGCGCTTTGATATGAGTGAGTATCAAGAACGTCATTCTATCTCACGCCTTATTGGTGCGCCTCCTGGCTATGTTGGCTATGAAGATGCTAACCTTGCTGGTGGGTTGCTTATTAGTGAGATTGCCAAGAATCCACATTCTATCATTCTCTTTGACGAGATTGAAAAGGCACATCCTGATGTTTCACAGGTGCTGTTGCAAGTTATGGACGAAGGTTTCATCACTGGCACCAATGGCAAACGAGCAGATTGCCGCCAGTCTATCCTTATTATGACTAGTAATTTGGGTGCTGCTGATAGCGAACGTAACATTATTGGCTTTGGTGGCGGTACAAATGTGGATGCAGTTGATGCTGCGGTTAAGGAGTTCTTCCGCCCAGAGTTCCGCAATCGAGTGGATGCGATTGTTACATTTAACAAACTTGATAACGCTACAATTCGCAAGGTTGCAGAGAAGTTTATTCGTGACCTTAATGAGCAACTTGCCCTAAAGAATACATCTGTTTCACTTACTGATGCTGCATGGGATTGGTTATGCAAGAAAGGATATACTCCAAGTCTTGGTGCCAGACCAATGCAACGCACTATCCATGAACACATTAAAGTTCCGTTAGCAAAGAAAATACTGTTTGACAAGACAGGAAACTATGCTAATATTAAGGTGGACCTAAATGGTGACAAGTTAGAATTGGTGGCAGAAGATGACAGAGATAGCAGAATTAACGCTGATTGAATACCGTGATCGGTTTAAAGACCATTTGTTTAAATGGCATATTAGTACCGAAAACAAACTATGGTATGGAAAGTATCATTTTCGTGTAGAACTAGCAATTCCAAGAGATTGGAATATTTTTGGAAATATGCGAAATGTCTTAAAAAAGCTTGATCCATACTGTCGTCTTCGTAAAGAATCATTTTTGCGTTTCTTTACGAATAGCACCACTGCGCTTGATGCAATTCTTGCTGATCCATCATTGCTTGCATCAGTCAAAGGATTTACCACAAGCAATAATCAGTATATTTCTGAAATTAAAAACCTTGACAATATCGCAGTTGATGTTAAACTGGTAAGTGAAACAAGGTATGACCCAGATATTCCTTATCAGGTTGAGTTTGAAACTTATTGGGGTTGGCAAACAGGTGGCTATGGTGGCAGAAAAACACAGCGAGAAAATCTACTTGAGTTGTATGAGTTTGTTAATAACAACAAAGATGACTTGTCATTTCCATACGAACTAAATCGCTGGTGTACTCGTACTGCCACAGGTTTTGAAACAGGTTATTACTATGGCACAGTTCGTGTTTATTGCAGAAGTGCAGACAATATTCCGCTACTGTATATGTTGTTTCAAGATGGTATCAAAAAAGTCTATAAATTAGTAAAGAAAGTGAAAGCGTAACATAATGAATATTGAATTAGCAACAGCATTGATTTCTCGTGGTATCGTAAATGACAAGACTCGTATTTTAGCACGTTGTCCTGTTCCAGCATTTGGTGGTATGCCAATGGAAAAACGTTTATTTCTCAATGTAGATAAGGTCGTAAGTGATGAGGGAACGCTAAAGTTTATTTCTTCTCATCGCAGCGGTCGCAAATTTAGTGTTCCTATTGAAAAAATTGATGAAATTGATGGCATGGAACCTACTCGCCTTGGTCTTGCGTATGATATTAAACCAAATGGCTCGAATCGTGGGGCGGGCAAGAAGCGTGGGCGTAAGCCTAGAATAAATACATTGGAGAATATCAATGGCTAAACTATTTGAAGAATCAATTACAATAAAAGTATCGCAACTAGTTGCAGACAATAAAACTGCTGACACAAAACTAGATAGCGATACTATAGACCAGTTAGTTGCAGTTATTCAAGAACTAGCTGGCGATAAATGTTTAGTAGAAGTGGAAAATAATGGCTAGCTTACCGCAAGTAGTTTTAAGTGCAATTCAGTTTGGACAAGTTTATCCGCCATATGATGGCGTTAGTACTACTTGGAGCAGTAACCTTTTTAAAGGTAACGGATACTATGGTTATACAGATGGCTTACACACTGTAACGTATAGCTTAAGTGGATTTGTTGGTATAATTAAATTTCAAGCAACCTTATTAACAAATCCAACAGAGAACGATTGGTTTGATATAACTACTACTACAGTTGGTGATGGCACTAATCCTGTAAATGGCACAAGCTATTATAATTTTACTGGAAATTTTGTGTGGTGCCGTGCGCATATCACAAATTTTTCTGCTGGTGATATTAATAGAGTTCTTTACAATACATAAAAATTCTGTTACACTTGCTATAGTAGATATATAATAATATCTACACTTAATGGAAAGAGTCAATGACAGAAGAAATTAATCAACAACCACCACAAGATAATACGTTTGGTTTGCCGCCAGAGGCATTAGATTTTTTAAGAAAACAACATATTCATTTCTGCCTACCAATGTATGGTGGTCTATGCAATGAAGCAACTTTTATTGCAATGATTAAGTTTGGCATTATTGCGGGTAAGATGGGACTTAACTATTCTATTGATACGATGGTTAATGAATCACTTATTACTCGTGGGCGAAACAACCTTGTTGCAAAGTTTTTGTTTAACCAAGCAGCAACACACCTAATGTTTATTGACGTTGATCTTGGATTTGATCCAGAAGCGATCATTCGTTTGCTACTCGCCAATCAGGATGTCGTCGGTGGTGTATATCCAATGAAGCGTATCCCAATTCGCTATGTTATTAACACAGTTCCAAATCCAATTACTATGGGTGATCTTGTTGAAGTTTCAACTCTTGGAACAGGCTTCATGATGGTAAAGCGTCAGGTTATTGAACAATTGATTAACCTGCATCCAGAACTTAAGTATCGTGATAATATCGGCATTGGTGCGCAGTATGAGCCACTTATGTATGGCTTGTTTGATACTATGATTGACAAGGATGATAACTATCTTTCCGAAGATTGGACATTCTGTTATCTATGGCGTATGGCAGGTGGTAAGATTTTTGCCGACACTGGCATTAAACTTGACCATACTGGTTATCACAAGTATGAGGGAAATGTTGAAGAACTTAAGAAAGTTCTGCTCAACCAAACTTCAAATGGTGGCCCACATCATCTTGACCCACAGGCACAAGCAGCACCCGCAACTCCAACTGCTTCGCCACAGCCAATTAAATTAAAGCTAGGTAAGAAAAAAGGTTAATCTTTATGTCTGATGATTTAGAAACAGTAGAATTTAAAATCCAGTTTAGTAGTACTTGGCACAATGAGCCGCCAAGTTATGAAATTTTAATTGATGATGAATCAATTGAAAGCGGACAAGTTTCTGAATTAGAAAGTAATAAAGAAATTAAATCTGTTTCTTTTTCTAAAGAATTGCCAGAAGGTGAGCATGAGTTAAAGATTCGATTGCTTAACAAAAAACCAAAACATACCGAAGTAGATGATAGCGGCAATATTTTATCTGATCAACTTTTGTGGATTAAAGAAGTTGAAATTGATGAAATTGAATTAGAATGGCTTGCATATTTTAATAGCAGATTCTACAAACAAATTGGTACAAAAGGTGGCAAACCAATATATGAAGATGAACCGTTACCAGAAAAACTCAATGTTATTGGTTTAAATGGTGAATGGCGTTTAACTATTAGTGTTCCTACCTATATGTGGTTCTTAGAAAACCTATAAATATTTGATGTTCATAAATCAGATAGTAAACGAGGCACCAAAAGTAGGACGTGCATTTCAGCACGTAGAAGATTTGGTATTGATAAATGGCAGTGATGGTGCATCTACTGCCATTTCTCGTCTTTCCGCTCTCGCAAGCAATCCACAAACCGTGCGTTGGAAATGGGATGGCAAACCTCAAGTATATTGGGGACGTGAGCCAAATGGTAAATTTATCATGGTTGGACACAATGGTTGGTTAAAACCCGATAGCAGCGGAAAAAGTCAAAGTCCAGCAGAACTTGTTAAATTTATCATGAGTACTGGCAATGTTACGCCCGATAAAGAAGATGAACGTATGCGTTTTGCTAATGAGTATGCTAGTCTATGGGCGCTGTTTGAAGCAGCAACTCCACAAGATTTTCGTGGTTATGTGTATGGTGATTTATTGTTTATGCGTCGTCCCCAATTAGAAAATAATGCATACACATTTACACCAAACAATGTTACCTATAGCGTACCACAATCAACTGAACTTGGCCAACGTATATCAAAAGCAACCGCAGCAGTTGTAGGACATGCATACTTTCCACAGTTTGGTATGGGCGATGATCAACAGCAACCTATTGATGATTTTACGCCATTTAATAAAACACAAGGTTTAATTGTGTTGGGTCCAAAATATGCACAGCAACCCGTTAAAATTGATACAAAAAAATTACAAGACTTACAGAAATATGTTGCTGCAAATAAAGTTGCTATTGATAATTTTTTAAATGATGAACGCCTTGCTGCTATGAAAATGGCAGGATTTAAAGGCGTTCTTTATAACTTTAACAATCAGATGGCAAGGGTTGGCAGAACAAATGACCTTGCAAGTGAATTTATAACTTGGCTAACTAGCAGTAGCAGGCAATCTGCGCCAATGCAACAAAAAATTCAAGACTGGATTGCGCAAAATCAACGAGGATTTATTGCTACATTTGCGGTATTAGAAAATCTTCGCACGGTTAAGAATCAAATTATTGACCAATTAGATAGTGAAGGTGGCGATATTCAACAAACTACCAAAGGTCAAAAAGGTGGCGAAGGTTATGTTAATTATGGCGAACCTAATATTAAACTTGTGCCTCGTCATCGCTGGACACCAAATTAACCCCTACCCATTATACAGATAAATATTTTATCTGGATTGTATAATGACCTTAAGCCATCGCACCATTTTTAACGAAGCACCAAATCCGCATATTTCATTTGCATTTGGACGTATGAACCCTCCGCACTTTGGACACGAAGGGTTAATTAATACTCTTGCCAGCGTGGCAAAGAAAGGCAGTTGGGCATTATTCCTTAGTAAAAGTCAAGATACTAAAAAGAATCCTCTTACCTATGATCAAAAAGTAAAATGGGTAAAAACACTTTATCCACAAACACAAGGACATCTCGTTGAAGACCCCTCAATTAAAACATTCTTACAAGCAGCCGCATATCTTTATGACAAAGGCTTCCGTAGTGCCACTTTCGTGGCTGGTGAAGACGATATGGCATCAATGCGACCAGTATTGGAACAATACAACGGCAAGCAAGTAGCACACGGTTTCTATCAGTTTGAACCGTTATCCTTTATGGAAAGCCCTCGCTTAACGAGTGCTACAAATGCTCGTGAAGCAGCGAAGATTGGTGACCCAGAAGCATTTGAACGTGCTACCCGTGTGCCACAAAATATTATGGTAGATGGTAAAACACTATTCCAAGCAGTTCGTAGTGGCATGGGACTAAGTGAGACAGTTGAAGAAAGTATTATCAGTGAAAGCATTATCCGTGAAAGCCTATCAGTAGAACAACTTGCACACATAAGTGATAAAGCACTTGATGATGCTTATCACTATGGTTTATCTACACCTACCAATAACTTTGGTTGGTTGGCAAACATTGAAAGTGCCACTGCTGCAAAGCGTATGATTGATAGTGGCATTACAGATGTAGAAGCAATTGCTAATGCTATCCACGATGGTTGGAATAAAACTGCCGTGGCTGATTATATGGGCAAGTTGCAGTTAGATACTCCAACTATTCCCGACAAGAAAAAGAAACGTTATGCTCTTGCCCAACAAACTTATGCACAGTTGCCAGAAGTAGAAAAAGAAAAAGACCGTGTAGTTGCTCGTGCTATGTTAAAGGCAATGGGCATTGTTACCGAAGCACCAGGCATTGGTGGCGATTGGGGCGATAATCCTAAACTTGTAAAACGTGGTCGCAAACCATATGAACCTAATAAGGACGATACCGATTATGGTTCTACACACGGCACAGACCTTGATTTATATGGTTTGCCAAAGTATGAATTAGATGAAGACCTAACTCCTGACCAATGGGCAGAGTTGCGCATTACTGATCCAAAAGCCTATATGGGCAATAAAGATTATGCTAATCGCCGCTGGTGGACGCTAATGTTCAAGAAGGCTCGTGCCGCTGCTCGTGAGAAAGGCATGGAACGTTTTGAATTTCCACCAGGTTCCAAGAACAGTTATATGGTTGCTCCTGACTTGGCAAATGAAAATTTAGATGAAGCAGCAGAAAAATCAACCAAAGCCGTAGCAAAGTACCAGGATATGCCTCGCAATGGTCAACGTTGTGATCATTGCACTATGTGGCGTCCTCCTCATGGTTGTTCGGCTGTTAGTGGTAAGATTGCGCCAAATGGTTGGTGTTCATATTACAAGCGCAGTCATCGTAAAGATTTAGATGAAACTATTGAACCAAATAGCAACATGTTGGCAATAGCACAAGAACTTGAAGACTATGCCAATCAACATATTTCACAAGAAGAAGATGGTTTTGGTGATTTTATGTATCACGCAGAACTTATTCGCAAAGGTCATCTTGACATACATCGTGAAGATATGGAAAAAGTTCAACCACGCTATCTACCGATTATGAAATCTATCACAAAGAATGAATTAGTAGCAGAATCACAAATTGACGAAGCAGCATCACCAGTGCTGTTCCACTATACAGGCAGTGTAGGGGCAGCATTAAACATTCTTAAAAACAATGAGTTTATGTTGAGCATTTCTACTGGTAGTGTAGAAGATCAGTATGCGCCAAAAGGTTATAACTATTTCTTATCTACCACTCGCAGCAAAGTAGGCGGTTATCACGAATTTACTGGCGGCACTGCTGTTATGTTTAATCTTGATGGCAATTGGTTTAATCGTCGTTATCC